CTGATAAGATGGACTGACCCTCTTTTATAAAAGCTTTAGCACCCCATGTTTCAGAGTTTCTAGGATCTTCTTGTTGTGCTAATGCTTGCTCTTCTTTTTGTGTGGCCTCTTGTTCTACTGCTTGTTTCTGAGCATCTTTCTCTTCGAGTTCTTTTAGATACTCTTCCATCTTGTCAGCAGCAAGATCTAAGCCTTCACGATCTATATAGGAATCAGTCATCTACCTCTTCTAAATGTTCCAGTGTCTCTCTTAAGTTGATCTTCTGCTCTTTGCTGTCCTCTCTTACCTTTTTTAGCTAGGCGTTCTTTTTCGATGTCGCTAATAATTATCTTAGCAACCTCAGCTTCTAGGTTCTGAAACTGTGCAAAGTAGTTTTGTGTCAAGTTAGGAAATACTGTGTTTACAACGTCTTGTTCTTCTTTAGTAAGATTAATAAGCTTACCAAAATCTTTTGTATCATTTGTAATTGCACCACGTATTGCGTTTGATTTACGATTAGCTTTCATAGCCATCAAACTTACAACAGCAAAACTTTGTGCATCTTCATTAAATGGTTTTGTTTTATCTATTAATCCAAGTCTATCTAAGTCAAGAATCATGTCAGTTGACATATTGTACATACCAAAGTTGTCTGACCCGGCTTTAGCTAAATCAACAACTTGGCCACCATCGAGGCTATTAAGATTCTGTCTAACAGAAGCATTACCGTTACGATTAAATTCAAACTGGTTAGCACTTTGACCACCACGTTTCTCAGATAGCATAGTTAGATACTCTTTAAAGTCCTGTTGCTCGCCTGTACGCATATTACGAAATGCTTTTTGCTCGCTAGGAAATGTTTTCATATCGTTTTCTTTTCTAAAATCCCGTAGTATCTTAGCGTGTGGATCAGCTAATTTAGTCTTAGGATCATATAGCCCTAATGTAGTAGCACGATCATAGATAGCTTCTGTACCACTTAATACTTTAATATTGCCATTTTCGTCAGTTACACGAATACGTAGAGCTTTGTAATATTGTTTGAGCTCAGGATGCCTAGCACCACCACTATCAACAAAATCAAATAGTTTATCTACTGGTTCAGACTTAAATGCTTCTTGTTTTTTAAATAACTCAGGATTCTTAGTAAGCTGTCTACGTAACGCTATTACATCACCTACACCGGCATCAGTTAATTTTTTTACTTTTGTTGTAGCATCAACGTAATTTTCGTAATTTTTTTCTAGTTCTGCAAGTATTTCATCTCTTCTATTTTCATATGTTAGAGTTCCACGACCTTCAGCTAACTCAAAAAGATCTAAGTTTTTACCATCTGGACCAATAAACTTTTCTCTAAAATCAGCTTTGATTGCTTCTGCTACACGTATATCTAGATCTGTTAAAGCACCTGTATCTCCAGATTCTGTTTCTTTTCTAGCAACAAACTTGTCAATTAACTTATCTGTTTCATTATGTTTAGACGCATACTTGTCAGCGGCTAATACATTCTTATCTCTTGAGCCACCTGTATGCGTTTCTTTCAAACCACTTAACATAACAGCTGGTATCTCAGTTTGACCCGGTATATAGAATGACTGCTGTTGAAAGTCATTTATCAGGCCACCTATCTGAGAATCCTCTAAACCTATGATACCTCTTTTCTTATTTTCTTGTATAAGTGGTATAACGTTTTGATTTACAAAGTTATTTGACTCTATAATGTTTTGAGCGTTTTGATTATTTACAGCATCTTTTTCTACATCTGTAATAATCTTAGACAGTCTGTTAATTCTACCCTGTACTCTTGCAGCAAAAGCTGTACCGTCAGTCTGTTGTTCTAGATATGCCTCATAGTTATCATACTTCTTACCGTTCTGGTCATAGTATTCTAAATTCTGATACATTTCTCTAGCTTCCATCGGTAGTATCTCACCGTCTTGGACTAGCTGTCCGATACGATCATAGACATAATCTGTTGCTTTCTGTCTATCACCATTAAATCTTTCCTCTGCTACCTGATGTATAACACCGCTGTCTGCATAGAATGTAGCGTCACTTCTTGTACCTTCTCGAGTAAGTATATTAGCACCTTTAACACTTTCAATAATTCTATTGTCAAGTATAGTCTGTTGCTCTGTTAAAACCTTTTCTCGTAAGTTTGCACTCCAACCTCTGCGTTGTGCTTCTATTTCTCTTAATAATACTGGTGCTACATCTTTAATAAATAAACGTTGAAATCTAGAATCAGTAGGATCTCTACCAGCTTCTAGTTCATTAAACGCAGCAGTTCTAACAAAGGATAGTAATGCTTTCTGTGCTTGCTCTATAAACTCAGCATTAGTAGTTGAATCTAAAGTGCCATTACTATTTATAATATCAACTAATGCACCTATGCGTTCTGTATAAAACTTGTTGTTTTTTCTAATAGGACCATCTAACTCTTCTTCAGAGATAATACCCTGTACTAACTCTAGTTTTTGCTGTTGATCTATGTCATCAAAAAAGATACCACCCTTTGCCTTAGCTTCAGATAACTGATATTCGTTTCTTGCTGTGTTAAACTCTTCCTGTGAGGAGCCAAAGGTATCAATAATAGAATCAGTTAGACTTTGGCTTATTTCTTCAGCTTCTGCTGCTCTACGTTTTTTCACGATAGAGCCAACAGAACCTACAATACTTTCTATTGCATTGAGTCGCTTATCTAGCTTACTAGCTGCTAACTCTTCTAGTTCGACCATCTGGTCAAAGAACTGCTTAGTGTCTCTGATGTTGTCATCTATCTGGGCATTAACTGATTCAGTCATGTCCGATTCTGTATTTAAGTAATTAGTTTTACTTATATCAGGAACTTGATCTCGTGGCGTACCAACGACGTTCTGGAATGATGATGTCATAATTTAACCTAAAATTTTATAAAATCCATGCCAAAACCACTATATATATTAGCAGCTGTACTTACAATCTGTAATGCACCTGTTAATCTATCTGTAGGCGGTAACATTACAGGAGCACCATATGCAGCTGGTATACCGAGCTTTTCTCTAGCTCTGGCGTTTGCGGCTTGAAACTTACGTGTAGCCCCTGTCTGAGCATACGCCATGTTTCTACCAAAGTTATTTCTGTTTATATTTTCTATTTGACTTTGTTGTCTTAATAAATCTAAGTACTGAGCTCTGCCAAATTTACGAGCTCTACCACCTTCATTTACTTTTTTAGATCTAAAGTATTTAGCTGTAATTGCTTGATTTCTAAGTCTACCCTTACCTTGGGTGTATACAGCTCGTACATAAGCATCGCTTAAATCACGGCCATATCCTATGATATTTCTATTTTTAGCTCTTGCTAAACTTGTTTCTTTGTTGAAAAATTGTAACTTCTTTTGGGCAAAGGCAGCGTCTTTTTCTCTAGCTCTTTGTCTAGCGGCTGCTCTTGCTCCGGCGTTAGCGTCTATACACACGGCAAAATTCAATAAATGTTACATTGTTTGGCCCATGTTCAAACTTACGTAAAAACTTGAAACCTAGAAACTTAAGTAGTTTTAAATGTACTCTGT